ACGTGGATAGAGGATCTTTCTTATCGCCTCGTACCCTGCGAACATAATACTTACTGTGTCTCGTATGAATCCCAGAGGCAGAGTCAACAAGCTGACTAACAGTGCCAGAAGGCTTAATACAAGTGATGGCAGCAGATACAGGAATATTAAGCTCAGTGGATAACAGTAAGTTTGTATCAACCGATATGTCTCTGAGTCTCTCAAGCATTGCCTTAGTTTTGTCACTGGTTTCTCCCATGAGTTTGTTGTCTAGGATACCAGTCAATGACACACCGAGTAACCTCTCAGCTTCAGTGTTCTTCTGCCACACCTTACGAAGATAAGGGAAGTGAGTCATCGTAGACTGATACGTTCCTAAGATAGTAGCTAGTCTGACCTTACGTTCTAGGTCTTGCTTAGTATCTGTGGATCTGACTACTACCTCAGACAGGTTACAGAACTGGTAGGGTCTAAGGATAATCTCTGAACATGGGTTAGTACCGTACTCAAAGTCTGTATCCCTCCGTCCATTCTTCTTAGCTGTATTAACAGCAGCCTCACGATTAAAGATACCACGCTCACCACTGTGACTGTGATACAAGCTGGTCCACTCGTTTAGGAACTGACCAACGTCAGGCTTGGTAGCATACACAGCAGAGTTGTTAGCTAACGCACGCTGAGGATTAGCTTCCCACCACTGACCTACCTTAGCGTGACGCATCTTGTCATCCTCTAAGTCAGACAGTGAGATCATAGCTGAACGTCTAACACCACCTACTACAACAACCTCAGCAACCTTACACATGATGTCATGACACTCTAGTGTGTTTAGCTTACGACCTGCTGCACCTTGAAACCTAGCAATAACAAACTTGAACAACTCGTTAAGCGGTTCTGGTCCACTAGCCCTACCGCCAAACGTCTTGAGTCTAGCACCTGCTGGTCTAACCTTGCTTGTGTCCCACTGTGGTATCTCACCGGAGTACAACAAAGCAATGACCTGACGTAGTGACTTAGCCCAGCCTTCCTTGCTATCAGGCACAACGATCGTTGTTTCGGAGTCGAACAACTTGTCAGGTATCTCAGGCAGCTTGTCAACGTACTTATGCTCAACACTAAACCCTACACCAGTACCGCACAGTAGGATGTACATAGCCTCATCAAATGCTTTGGGATCATCAACCGGCATGTAGCTACAGTTGTATCCTGCGGTGTTGTCCCTGTCAAGTGCCTTGCCAGCAGACATGATAGCTCTCATAGAAGGCACAACTTCTAGATTCTTGATAGCCTCACGCATCTCCGAGTCTGTCTCCATCGGGATGACATAACTGTACTTAGTCTCCAGATGGTTCTTCATAAAGTCCATATATCTATCGACTGTCTCAAACCAATCTTCTCTACGTCCTTCTGCTTCTACGAATCTACAATACCTACTCTTAGCAATGTACTCCTGGTAAAAATCCATCTATATTTCCTTTTTTAATAATTCATATTTATCTTCAACAACATCTTCAAACCGATCAAGTATATCTTCTGAAGTTAGATCCAGAAGCTCAATCAAATCAAGCTCATCAAACTGCATCAGCTTTTCTTTTAGTTCAGTGATTGTCAGGTTCATGGTCCTCTATCTCCATCTTGACAAGAGTAACATAACCAGCTATGTCCGACCAAGAATCTAGGTAGTGCGGATCACCGTTAAGTATCCTAGCTAACTTGTTAGCAATCATGTCAAGAGACTCTCGCATATAGTTAGGCATTGTTTCGTAGTTAGGCGAACTCTTCATGATCTTCTTTATATCCTGACTGATCCGACTAACGACTATGTACTGCCCGTAAGTATCACCTCTGGTTTCTAGCAGTTCTTCTACTTCCATATTTCTTCCTTAGATAATTTAAACTAATTGGCATTTCATCAAAGCTACCATTGTCTACTTCGTTTAACATCCAAACTCCTGACCAGCTACCATTTGTCTGCGGAGTTAAGTAGTCTTCGTCATGTTGGTAACAGATACCAGCAAAGATTCCTGTAATACTAGAACCGTCTGCCCGTTTACTAAATGATATAGCTCGGTCTTGAACGTGTCCCATAATACAACTCATATGCTTCTTCTGTAGAAGTAAACCAGGATTACTAACTGGTCTACCCATAACGCCTGATGTAAAGTAGTGACTGTATGCAATGTTATTTATTATTTTTACATCCAAAAAGTCCTGCACTTCCCAGCCGTATTGTTTGAGGTTGAAGTCGTTGTAACCTACCAGTCCTTCTAGTTTTCTATCAGACTCTATTGCTCTCTCGATACGTTGCTCGTGATTACCTATTAAGAAAACTAACTTAGGGTTCCATGTTTTCTTTCTGTTTCTCTTTAACCTGTTAATCTCATTGACAATAGGTTTCATCAATCTGTTCATCGCTAAGTTACCGGCAGTGATGTCAGACTGATACGTCCTACCTTCAAATGCTTTCTTACCGACATCGTATACAGATAGACTAGGCATGTCCCAATGGTCTCCGAGGTGGACAATAACTTCTGGTTTCTTCTCGGCTGCGTACTTACCGACCCACTCTAAATGCTCAGTAGCATAACCAGGTTTACATTGGGTATCAGGGATTACTAAGTGTCTCATGTTGTTCCTTTAGCAAGTGTATGAAGTACTCAGCGTCGATAACTGCCAGAGGCTTAGAGTGATTCTGTTTAACTACTACAACAGGCTCTCTATCTTCTGGACAATTGTCGGCAGCTTGGGAATAGAAGGCATACAAAGCCATAGAGTTTCTTGACTTGCACTCAACTGATATACCTAGTGTGTCTCCGGCTTCTTGAGAAAACAGAATGTCTTCCCCTCCAGCACCCATGCTAGTAGACCTTACATCGGACCTGGAAAAGTTGAACCTGTCCAGAAGTTTGTCTCGGAACCACTGTTGGAGTTTTCTTCCTTTTGCTTTTGCGCTTTGGGTTTTGATTGTTTTCTCCTTATGTCTAAGAACTTATTCAATCTAACCCGTTTCATCTTGCTTATCATGCCCTTAGGTATTTGCATTCTTGAGTTAGACTGATCGTCAGATATAGCAACAGCAATACAGATAGCGTTATCATCTTCTGCTACTAAGAAACCTATACTTAACACTGGGTGCGCCTCAGCTTTCTCAATGGTCTCCCATCCAGCTTCTGACACAGCATCCCACCATTCGATATAAACTATTTCTGGGAAATCTTGGGTGTCCAAATCTCGCCAGCTTTTCTCCGTATCCATAATAGTTGCGCTCTTTCAGTTAACAACTCAAGGTTATCCTCATACGATTCTAAAACCGTAGCAAATAATTGTCTCTCGTTTTTACAATCCTTCAGTATCTTATTGGCTTTCACTGGACCTATACCCACTAATCCTGGTATGTTGTCCACTCGATCACCTGTCAGTATCTGAAGGTAGAAATGTTTGATGGCTTCCTTCTCGGTAATGTAATACAGATTGTCCTTGACAAAGTTATAGTGCCATCCCCGTAACATATCAAGGTCTTTATCTAACGACATGACACAAAAGGATCCAGCCTTCATAGTGTAAGCTGCAATTCCAATTGCGTCATCCGCTTCTTCCCCTTCGCTTAACTCGAATCCCCACTTGTCCATGAGGTACTGACGCAGAGCTTCATAGTGGTTAGGCTTTCTCGCGCCACTACGATTCCCCTTGTACTCTTTCTCGTTAGCTATCTTGTACCGGAAGTTGGTCCTACCAGTGATGTAACCTGAAAAGTCATCCACATAGGTCGGTGAAAGGAGTGACTCTATATAATTACCCATGCGACTGACTGCAAACTTTTCCTCGTCATCATCACTGGCAAAACCAATTCGATACACTAGGATATCACCGTCTATCAGTGCTGTTGCATTATTGAGAGACGGCTTACCCATTACAACGCTTCTGCTGTTGTTTCCTCATCAGCACCTTCTAAGGTATATTCAACCAAATCAGTCACTGTGATCGCGGAAACACCTGCGTTGATGTTACCGTTGAACTTGTTTTTGTAAGGCTTGATAACAGCAGTGCATTTAGACTCGTTACCAATCAATACATTTACAAGTTCTTCACCTTCAGTGTCAAACGCCTTAATAGGGTAGTTCGATGATTTAGGTGTGATGTAATACCCCTTGTCTTCATTGTGGTTCACATCTAACATCGCTTGGTCTTGTAATGCTTCAACAGCCTTCTCAGACAAATTACAAATTTCTAATTGGTACTTATGGGATAGTTTGTTTGGTGTAGCCAAGTTTGCCCACATTACGTCACCTTTAATTTTTACTGGCTTCATTTAGTTTCCTTTAACTTTAGTGTGTAGTTGCCCAGTTTAATCCTACTTTGAATTCCCCGTCCAAAGGGCAACGTAATTTTAGACGGATTCCTGCTTGACGGATGGATTGTACCGCAAAGTATCCAACCGTTTCTGCATCTTTTTCAGTTGTTTCAATCTGCCATTCATCATGCACATTGGCAACAAACCGAGCATCCATATTAGCATGGATTAACTTTCTGTTCAACATTATTAATGCTTGCTTCATAACTATTGCACCGGCTCCCTGAAGCAATGTATTTAGTGCTGAATGTTGGGATCGAACAATCAATCTACGACCATCCAATCCAGGTAGCCATTCCTTCTCAGCCAATCGACTCACCTTGTCCTTCAGCTTCTGCAAGGCTGGCGTGTTCTTTAAGAAACTGTCAATCAATCGTTTACCTTCTCGTTCACCGCCTCCTACAATTTGACCAATCTTAGCAGAACCAGCACCATAGAGAAACGCATAGATAAACGTCTTGGCTTGATCTCTGTCAGTCAGTCCTGCTGCTTGCATATTAGCTGTATGGATGTCACCGCTGAGTATCTCTTTGGTGTAAGTAGGATCATCCATGTAGTGTGCAAGCATTCGTAACTCTAAGCCTGAAGCATCAGCACCGAGTAGTACATTACCTTCCTCTACCGTCCATACTGATCTACACTCCTCACCATACTCAGTGCCTACCCTCGGTACTTGAGCTAGGTTAGGTTTACTGTGCGTCATTCGTCCCGTGATTGCTCCGTTGGTTCTGACCTGACAATGTACCCGTCCCCTTTCAGATACATTCTCAACCCACGACTTAACTTGAGCCACCCGTTTCTGAAGGAGTAGATATCGCAGAATAGGTTTAGCTTGAGGGATTCTAACAGTTTGTAATACTTTCTCATCGACGATCACGCTACCTTTCTCAGTGTGCTTTTTTGGTTTCCATCCTAACTTCATAAGACGTTCCGCTATTTGCTTACGGGAACCTGGGTTGAATACGGTTACTTTATCCTTCAATCGATTACCTGTCTTGTCGCTAAAACGCTCAGTGGTTATAGGTTGGAAGACTTGCTGTAGTTCTTCCTCAATGTCTATAAGGCTTTGTTGCCAATCAGACAGCATCGTCATGCACTTCGGCACATCTAGCTTAAAACCGTTTATTTCTTGCTTTTTAACGACAATAGCGACCTCATGCTCAAGATCAACTGACTTACCCCAGTCCAGTAAACGAGAACTAAGATGTGTAAATAGTGCATGAGTGATTTCAACATCTTGTATACAGTACTCCACCATGCTGTCAGATAAGCCACCATCGAAGTCACTGAAGTCCCCTTTTTTTAGCCCTAGTCTCACGCCCCATGCGTCTAATGAATGTCCTTTTTCTAATACAGGGTTTAACAACCTTGACATTATCAATGTGTCTTTTAATGGGTTCGAGTCCGTATTCAAATTCCACAGCTTCTTCAATACTGGTAAGTCGAAGCCGATTATGTTGTGACCTATCAGCGTGTCTTCCGGTTCGACGTATCTTAATAACTCGCTTGCTGTTTTCCATACCTTAACTTCTCCGTTGTCAATATCTTTAGTGACCGCACACCATATCTCGGTGGCATTTAGATCATCGGTTTCAATATCAATCGCTAGTCTTTTCATGTTTGTAAGTATAAACCAAAGTTACCTAAACAGAATCCTATAAAAGTAATCCCCATCGAGGTTTGTCCTTTTATTAAAAGATCAAAAGCTATGACTAAATATATCATAGCTATCGCTAAAATTAACCAACTTGACATATTGCTCTCCCTATTAGTTCTGGTATTTGAGGCACTACTGCGTTTCCGAGTTGTTTAAGTCTGTCCACCCTACCGGAAACCCCATGAGCCACTCGACCCACATCGGGTTCAACTGTCCAGGCTTGTCCGTACTCAATTCGCCACGCCTCGCTTGAGCCTCTAAGCATTTGTCCGATGTTGTTGGAGTCGGGAATAACTTCTTCTCTGCTTCCTTGAAAGTTTTCCCCCAAGTTACTTGATCCCTGAGATTTGAAAGATTTGTTCTGCCTGGTCTTGTCTCCGTCATCTCTCGTTTGATTGCTTTCGGAGTCTTTGGATTCATATGATCCATCGTTGTTGGAGTTGACCACATCTCTCTCGCTATCACTACTTCCAAGTTCCTGTGCGGATGGCTTGCTACTTTCGGAGTAAGTGTTGTTGCCATTGCTGAGTTTGCTCTTGGAGTTGGGTAGAGTTTCGGATTCCCTCCTTGTATTGTCTCTGGGGTACGCCACAATCCAGATTCTATCCCGTCTGTGAGGCGCACCAATGGAGGAAGCGGTGATACAGTGCCATTCCGCATCATACCCGATCTCAGAGATTTCCCTGAGAACTTGGTCCAGTCCTCTAGATCGAAGGGCTGAGACGTTTTCGACGATCGCGTACCTCGGTTTGATTTCTTCAATGAGCCTTTTGAACTCTGACCAGAGACCTGATCTTTTGCCTTCAAGTCCTGCTCCTTTTCCTGCAAGGCTGATGTCTTGGCATGGGAATCCTCCGCAAATAACGTCAACTGTTTCTTCAATGTCTTCTCCTTTTAAGTTCGATACATCATCAAATATAGGTACACCTGGCCAGTGCTTCTTTAAAACTGCTTGGCATTTCTTGTCTACCTCACAAAATGCAACTGTTTTCATTCCGGCTCGTTCTAAACCTAAACTAAAACCACCAATACCACTAAACAAATCTAATACGTTCATAGTGCATCCTCATCGTGTTTTTCAGTCATCCTACCTGTCTCTCTATTGTAAAGCAAATTACAAGCCGGACCTGTCATGCCGCAGAAACGATTCTTTAACACTCTAACTCTGGTCGTGTGTCTATCCTCTTCGTTCTCTGCCTGACCATTACGCTCTAATCCCAGAATGATGTTAGGAACTTGACCTAGAATGGCACTACCTCTTAACTGACTCATCGATGTAACCGCGCCTTCCTCGTGACCTTTACCTTCGGGACGTTTCAGATGCGACACAGCAAACAAACAGATTCCTGTTTCCTGAACTAACTCTCTAAGTTTAGTCATGATTGAATCCAGGTTTCTTCGTTCATCGCCATACTCTTGAGAACTGACCACTATCGACACATGATCTAAAAAGATATATTTACAGTCTAAAGCCTTCGCCATATAACGAACTCTATTGACTATGCGGTCAACCTCACTTGATCCAAAGTGATCTAAAAGAAACAACCGTCCAGTTCCGAGAGTGTGGTCAAAGGCTTCTCGTAACTCTTGTTGCGTTGCCTCAACCTGCGGTAAGTGGAGTAACTTGTTTGCTCTTAAAGACATCATTGACCTAGCTGTGGTTCTCACTGATTCCTCTAAAAACATTAATCCGATGTTGTCTTCGGTGTTTTGTAGGATGTGATACACCAGTTCTCGCATAAATTGAGATTTACCTAGTCCCGACCCTGCGGTACACAATACAAGCTCCTGTGGTCGTATGCCGAATGTCAATTTGTTTAAACCGTTATAAGGATAATTAACTAAACTCTTTTCAACCGGTCGATTGACTTCATCCCAAAGCGTTGACCCATCTACAATACCGTCGGGAACAAATCTTTCTGACCGCCACCAAGTCTTGTTAAACTTCTCAGTCAGATTCTTTTGTAGGTAATCGCTTGCATCTTTAAAGCCCGGATCAGCCTTAAACACCTTAACCTTTGCTCCAAACAACTCAGAAACTTGGTTTGCTGCATCCTGACCTTGCTTATCTGCGTCAAAACAAACGTAAATTGATTCAAATGAATCTAAATACTCGTAATTCTGTTTACAATCATTAAGCGCAGATCCTGCTCCATTCCGGACACTTACAACCGCATAGTTATTGGTGTTGCTACCCATCATCTGGAAAGCCGACAAGCAGTCCATTTCGCCTTCGCAGATCGTAATCGTCTTTTGACCCATCGCAAATAGAGACTGACCAAACAAGCGACCTTGTGACCATTGTCCTTCAGTCCAAAACTTCTTGTCCTCAATACTACGTTTCTTGTAAGCAATGATGTTGCCTTCGTCATCGTGATAAGGAAAACAGTAACTACCTTCGTTCTCCACGACACCAAAAAACTCAGTTGTTGCTCGATTTAAGTTGCGGTTAGTGATGTTCTTGGCTCTTCCTTCAATCTTGTTAAACGTGAAAGGCTTACTTGTTTCCTTGACTGTTGTATTTTTACCACTTTGTAGTCTTGATGCTTTACAACCAGAACTAAAACACTTGCTATAAACCTTTCCATCGTTGCCTTCGTAAATCGCTAAAGCATCTGAACTACCACAATCTGGACAAGGCTGATGTGCAGCAACTTGTTTACCCATAATTCACTCCCTTCTATATATAACTATATAACTACTAATTAACTCTAAATAAAAAACCACTACTACTTAGATATAAATAACAATAACTAATTAATGCTTTTAGATACTGTTTCATACTTCAAAGCCAATTCTAACAAATCTGAAACAACTTTTTTTGGTCCATACTCTGTCATTAAATCCACCATGTCGGTTAGGACACTGTAGTAGTGGGCTTGCTCCTCAGCTTCAGTCAATTCTTCATCGTCCATCATGGCTTATCTCCCTTTAAGGCTTTTGTCCAAGTTTCCTCACTAACAAGCTCATTATCAATGAGGAATTTTTTACTATGGTTAGTCCAAATTAGCTGATATTTCGGTTTACAGTCTCTGAATATCTCGTACCTGGTTTCATCATGCCTTTCAGGCTTCGTCAGAGCTTTCCTGATGCGTTGTAATATATTCATGGTAGGTATCCTCATTGTTGTAGGTTAAATCATCGTCAGCATGTTTTAAATCAGGTCTATCGAGCATAAACACATCATTCATGTCGCTACTAGATAAACAATCGTTACATAAACTGACAAATTCTAGTTTTAGATTCTTACGAGTTGCTTCATAGTCCGACAGCAACCCATCACAGCTTTCGCACCTCATAGGTTAATCCAAAACTGTTCATCTTCGTAACGCATTACGATAAGTTTGTCGTAAGCATCATCTTCGTTACCGCTCTCCCAACCTTCAAGACTTCTATACTGTCCTAAATGCTGTGATACTTCGTTATAATCCATTGATAATACATCGTCAGTGACCTGGTCTAGCCTTGTATCGTTATATTCGTTACTCATTGTTTAACCTCCTCGCATGGACAATAATAAACCTCAGAATATTCGTCAGCTTCAACTAACTCGCATTTATCGCAATCAGGTTCAGGTTTACCGAATGGATTGATACCCTGCGACAACAAGTCGATTAAGGATTGTTTAGTTTTCTCTAAGTCTTTAAGCATTATCCGTAGTCCTTTTGTAGATAAATAGTTTGTTCGGCATCACGATTGCCACAGTTACCACACTCCTCAACAAACGTATCTTGTTCGGGATAAACGTGGGAGCAAAGTAAACACTCAACCTCAACTTTTTCAAATTCCATTAGCCCCAATCCTTTCTATCGGTTTCGTTTTCATAACCGTATTTGTACTCCTCGATTTGTTCAGTTGTCATATCAGATTGAGTTATACGAATGCCTCTACCGTTATCAGTAATGTAATGTGGGTCGTACAGTCTTTGGTAATAGGCATCCGCTGAACCTCTATCCTGTGGACTACAGTGAGGAGGTAGTGTGTTAATGATTTTCATATTAAATTTCCTTTCGGTTTAAAAAGTTTGTTAACTGACCTAGTGTTCATATCTTTCATAAAAAAACTACGCCATGTCAGTGGATCAAGTGGGACTGTATACCCTTTCATCTTGAGACGCAACATCGGAACACCAAAAGCCGATATAAACCATTCAGCTTTTAGACCACGCTTCTCAATCCAGGTTACCGAATATGTTTTACTGTTATTCATCGCTTAGTACCTCGGATTTAATTATATATAAACTGTCACGCGAAAAATTAGGGATATCATGCTGCAACTCGCGAAATATCGATTCTAGATATTCTTTTGCTTTTAATGATGACGGGAATTTAGCATTAGCAATGTTAATCCAACCTTCGCGAGAGTTCACGACTACTTCATATGGCATTGTAAACTCCCAAAAACATATAAAACATTATTCCAACGTGAATAACTGCCAATATTCCTAACAACCAATCTAATTTAGTCATTTTTATCCTCGCATGATTTACATATTAAAATGTTGTTTAAGTCTAATTCATTATGTAATTTTAAGCACTCATCACATCTCATAAACATGTCACCAGTAGAATGGTCAATAATAACTTCTATTTTGTCCATTGTGTTACTCCTCATTGTTATTTGTCAGTGACTGTCTCGCGACAGTTTCGGATATTAAATCCATCATCAGACTGACTTAATCCATTCGTGAAGTTACGCAAGCGTCAATCCCGTGATGTTTTAACACTTTGGCGAATCCCTCCGCGTAAGCGCGTTTAAGCTCTAAGGATTGATTAAAATCGTGTATTGGCATTTTATAACCACCTTCATAGGCTTTATATCCAATCTTGCGATCTTTTAAGAATTTAACAAACCTACCTCGTGCGGGTCTGATCCAAACATCAGCAAAACCACAAACACCATCGTTTATAGTGTCTTGAACAGTCTCGCCTAATGAGTTTTTATACCTTACTACCATCGGCTCTGGTTTATGCTCCCCCGCTTTCGTCATTCCGACAATATGCGCTGTTGTGTATAAATCCTCAGTACTTATCTTTTTAGTCATTTTTTACTCCCTTGTTGTTTATCAATATCTAAAAGCTGTTTAATTCGGTTTAAACCTTCGGATATATTGTCTTTGTAGATATCGTTAATCCAATTACAATCTTGAACATCTAATGGTTGTTCTTCGTTGCACATCCAATCACCTTTATATAGTCCAACCATCAAACCATTTTCCACAGTTGGCGCGTCTGTGCCGTCACAGTCAGTTACGACAACCGTATGCAATAAACCATCTAGAACGACAGCACGAGTCATCGCGAGACATCCTCCGCCCGTGTGGAACTCCTCAAACTCAGTCATTAAGTCATCAATTTGATCTTGTAGTTTTACAGTCATATCGTCCTCACAGTTTAAACAAACGAATTTGGTATTAATAAATTGAGCTGAACGCTCGTCTATGTTTTTGTTGCATTCCTCACAGTGTGTCATCTACTAGCTCCCAAAGGTTAACAAAGTCGTTTAAGCTTTGTCTTTGTTGCCACGTTAACTCAGTTGACATCAAGTGATCGTCCATTGACAAAGTCTGATCTAATTTCTGCTCAATCAACCAATTAC